GACGACATGGAAAAAGGCCTGCCCCAGCACCTGTTTGAATCGCTATGCATCGATCATTTGCAACGCCACGGGGCCAGCAAAAAAGCCATTACCCGTGCGTTTGATGACGATGTTGAGTTTCAGGAGCGCATGGCAGAACACATCCAGTACATGGTTGAAACCATTGCTCACCACCAGGTTGATATTGATTCAGAGGTATAAAACGGATGAGTACAGCACTCGCAACGCTGGCTGGGAAGCTGGCTGAACGTGTCGGCATGGATTCTGTCGACCCACAGGAACTGATCACCACTCTTCGCCAGACAGCATTTAAAGGCGATGCCAGCGATGCGCAGTTCATCGCATTGCTGATCGTCGCCAACCAATACGGCCTTAATCCGTGGACGAAAGAAATTTACGCCTTCCCTGATAAGCAGAACGGCATCGTTCCGGTGGTGGGCGTTGATGGCTGGTCCCGCATCATCAATGAAAACCAGCAGTTTGATGGCATGGACTTTGAGCAGGACAATGAATCCTGTACATGCCGGATTTACCGCAAGGACCGTAATCATCCGATCTGCGTTACCGAGTGGATGGATGAATGCCGACGCGAACCATTCAAAACCCGCGAAGGCAGAGAAATCACCGGCCCGTGGCAGTCGCATCCCAAACGGATGTTACGGCATAAAGCCATGATTCAGTGTGCCCGCCTGGCCTTCGGATTTGCTGGTATCTATGACAAGGATGAAGCCGAGCGCATTGTCGAAAATACTGCATACACTGCAGAACGTCAGCCAGAACGCGACATCACTCCGGTTAACGATGAAACCATGCAGGAGATTAACACTCTGCTGATCGCCCTGGATAAAACATGGGATGACGACTTATTGCCGCTCTGTTCCCAGATATTTCGCCGCGACATTCGCGCATCGTCAGAACTGACACAGGCCGAAGCAGTGAAAGCTCTTGGATTCCTGAAACAGAAAGCCACTGAGCAGAAGGTGGCAGCATGACACCGGACATTATCCTGCAGCGTACCGGGATCGACGTGAGAGCTGTCGAACAGGGGGATGATGCATGGCACAAATTACGGCTCGGCGTCATCACCGCTTCAGAAGTTCACAACGTGATAGCAAAGCCCCGCTCAGGAAAGAAGTGGCCTGACATGAAAATGTCCTACTTCCACACCCTGCTGGCTGAGGTTTGCACCGGTGTGGCTCCGGAAGTTAATGCTAAGGCGCTGGCCTGGGGAAAACAGTACGAGAACGACGCCAGAACCCTGTTTGAATTCACTTCCGGCGTGAATGTTACTGAATCCCCGATCATCTATCGCGACGAAAGTATGCGCACAGCCTGCTCTCCCGATGGTTTATGCAGTGACGGCAATGGCCTTGAGCTGAAATGCCCGTTTACCTCCAGGGATTTCATGAAGTTCCGGCTCGGTGGTTTCGAGGCCATAAAGTCGGCTTACATGGCCCAGGTGCAGTACAGCATGTGGGTGACGCGAAAAGATGCCTGGTACTTTACCAACTATGACCCGCGTATGAAGCGTGAAGGCCTGCATTATGTCGTGATTGAGCGGAATGAAAAGTACATGGCGAATTTTGACGAGATGGTGCCGGAGTTCATCGAAAAAATGGACGAGGCACTGGCTGAAATTGGTTTTGTATATGGGGAGCAATGGCAATGAAGCATCCTCACGATAATATCCGGGTAGGCGCGATCACTTTCGTCTACTCCGTTACAAAGCGAGGCTGGGTATTTCCCGGCCTTTCTGTTATCCGAAATCCGCTGAAAGCACAGCGGCTGGCTGAGGAGATAAATAATAAACGGGAGAGTGTATGATTCATTTTCACGGTGGTCCAATAACTCCCGATACCTGTGCGTTGAAAGCCTGGAAAGGCAGACACGCATTCATCAGTTTTGCTAATCCAGCTCAGATTGATCTGGCTTCCGAAGTCACCCAATCATTTGCTCTTGATAATGGTGCATTCACATTCTGGACAAAAAACAAGGCCATAGACTGGAATGAATATTACAGATTTGTTGAACGCTGGGGTAATCACCCTCGTTTCTCATTCGCGGTTATCCCGGATGTTATCGGCGGAACCAGTGAAGAGAATGACGCCCTGATTGCGGCATGGCCTCACGGTAAATTTATTGGTGCTCCGGTGTGGCACATGAACGAACCAGATGAGCGATTTATTCGTCTGTGCCATGAGTTTCCCCGCGTCTGCATCGGCTCGATGGGGGAATACGATGCAAAACGACCGAGAGCGTGTCGGGCTAAACTACGCGATCTTATACGTCATGTTGTAGATCAGTACGGCTACCCAATCACCAAGATTCATGGGTTACGGATGTTAAATAAAGACATTTTTACTCATGTACCGCTTTCGTCTGCAGACAGCACGAACGTCGCAAGAAATATAGGCATCGACAAATCCTGGGTAGGTTCGCCATATGCTCCCGCAAGTAAAGAAACCCGTACGCAAGTTCTTGTGGAACGCATTGAATCATTCAACAGTGCCAGTTCACTTAATTACAACGCTGAACGGGACGTCTTTACCCCTCAACTGGCATTCGAAGTGTGAGGCCAATATGACAATAGAACATAATAACGCCCTTCGCAGCATTGCCCGTCAGGCTAATTCTGAAATCAAAAAAGCCAGACAGCAGTTTCCGGATAAAAACGTCGATGACATTTGCCGTAGCGTACTGAAGAAGCACCGCGAAACGGTAACGCTGATGGGATTCACACCGACTCACTTAAGTCTGGCAATCGGTATGTTAAACGGCGTCTTTAAGGAACGGTGAACATGAAAAGCAAAATCATCAGGGAGCTACAGGCTCCTTTTTTATTATTCGCATTCACCCTCAAGCGTATTAACCAACAATTCAGGGATTAATGGAAGATGGCAGACCTCATTGATTCAGCATCAGAAATTGAAGAATTACAGCGCAACACAGCAATAAAAATGCGCCGCCTGAACCACCAGGCTATATCTGCCACTCATTGTTGTGAGTGTGGCGATCCCATAGATGAGCGAAGACGCCTGGCCGTTCAGGGTTGTCGGACTTGTGCAAGTTGCCAGGAGGATCTGGAGCTTATCAGTAAACAGAGAGGTTCGAAGTGAGCGAAATTAACTATCAGGAACTGCGTGAAAAGGCAGAGAAAGCAACTAAAGGAAGCTACATCGTAGGGCATACATCTGTTAACCAGCACGGCAATTTAACAGGAGTTTTTGTTTGTCAAAAATGGAAAGGAGAACCCGGTGGCGTGATTGCCGAATGTCATGTTAACTGCCTGATTGAATCAGATGCTCAGGCTTATGCAAACGCTGAATTTATAGCAGATGCTAACCCAGCTACCGTACTGGCGCTACTGGATGAACGGGAAAGAAACCTGCAATACATCAAAAGCCGCGATCAGGAGAACGAGGATATTGCGCTAACGGTAGGGAAGCTGAGAGTTGAGCTTGAGGAAGTAAAACAACACGCTGAAGAATTATCCGAAACCAAGGCTGTTCGTAACCAATGGCGGCCAGATATTTGCCCAATAACCGGACGTGCATTTTTCATGTGGATTGAGCATCCAACATTGGGAAATGTGCCGACATATGGTGGCCCATTAGATAGTTACACCATTCCAACAAAGGACGGTGACGGTGAGTTTTCATGTGAGCGTTACGATCATGATTTTGGCGGTTGGGTAGAAAGCGAATGTCTTGGGTTATATCTGATTGATGATAGAGAACAATGCAGGGTCTACGAACTGGAGGAACGCGTTAAGGAACTGGATGCTCGGGAAATATCGCTCCCGGAACGTAGCAGCATGCTTCATCGAACAGATTTTCACGATGATTACCAAACGGTAATGGCATACAAAGTTTCTGAAGTCATCGCTGCAATCCGCGCCGCAGGCATTCGCATCAAAGGAGGTGAGTAATGCGTGTGGCATGTATCGGCTTGTTACCGTACCCGACTCGTTTTTGGGCTTCTGCGCTAATTGCAAAGCCACATGTCCTGATGGCTGACAACATCATCCCGGCACCAAAGCGCCGCCATACCGGTATTGCAGCGGCACGACGAGCAGCAAAGAAACGCAGGAGAACAAAACGATGAAAAACCGTAAGGCAAAAATTCTGTTAGCTCGCAGAAACGGTGTTGGGGTCTGGCGATGGTTGAGGATTAGTAACAGACGAGTGAGGTTGACGGGGTGTTGCGGGGTGATGGGGCACAGTTGTTGCAAAAAGCCTAGCGCGTCACAGAACAGGCGGAAGAAAGGGTACGCAGTAAGATGAAAAACCGTAAAGCAAAGATGCTTATCTCCCGTGTATACAGACGTTGCTATCCCAGCCAGTGGTTGAGAGTTAGCAATCGCCGTGTGGTGTTGTACTTATATTCTGGAATTGCCAGAGAGGGAATCAAAGATAAGCGCAGCGCGGCGCAAAACCGCTGGAAAAACCACTTACGCACTAAAGGAGCCTGATATGGCTATTTCCGCAAGTTACACCATGCATCTCTACTGTGATTGTTGCCAGTGTACAAATGGTAAATATCAAACGCCAGACTTCGGTGAGTATATCGGTACGTCATGGGCTGGCTGTGCAAAAGAGGCGCGCAAGGATGGCTGGCGAATAAGCAAAGACAAAACACGTGCTTTTGCGCCCGGGCATAAAGTTTTGAGGATTAATAAATGACCACTATTACCAGAGAAAACGCGGAAATTAAATCATTCATCACTGGTTTCCTGAGCGACCCGGCGCACGATAACCAATCTTCAAGCAGCCTGCTTGCCAATGTGTTTCGTATCGCACTGGCATCGTTGGAAGCAGAGCCAGTCGCGTGGCGATATCGCTACGTGAAAAAAGGTGTTACGGACTCTCAGGGGGATTCGTGGGTTGGTGACTGGAAATATGTACCGACAAAAGAGGATTGCAACGACAGACCGAACTATGAAATTCAGGCGTTATTCACTGCCCCGCCTGTGCCACTGACATCAGAAGGATTGATTAAAGCAGTGCGTTTCTATGAACAGGTTAAGCGTGAAAATCCGCCAGTCGAAACCGGAGCATGGAAAGACGCTGTTGACTGGGTACTCAAAGAGGCTTGCCAGGCTGTAAACATTGGCATCAAAGGAGAGTGATATGGCTAACTCATTACTTGAAACCTGCAACAACTAGCAGATTCAGAGGGCGGAGATTTTATCTCGCAATCCAGATATGGCAATGACAATTGATAACCTGGATACGCTAATTGAACGGACCGTGCGTTCTGCAATTGATATAGCACATCGAGTAGATTGGGATTTCAGAGAAGCGGAGCGACTCGCTAAAGAGCAGGCGAAAGCAGCGGGTAAAGGAGAGTGATATGTCACTGACGGTGAGGCAATTAATCAGCAAGCTCAGAAAAATGCCTCCTGAGGCTGTCGTGGTCTGGCAGGGCTATGAACAATCAGAGTGTGAGTATAACGACTTTGTAGGTCATGTTGCTGATATTACAGATGAAAATTCATCATCCTTTGACCCAGAAGTGCGCGTTGTGGCGCTAAGAGGATAACCCATGATCACTATTACCAAAGGGCGACTGCTGACAATCAAGCAGTGGCGCGAAACATACGGACCGGGTAGCAACGTTGTACTGCCAGCAGAAGAAGCGGAAGAACTGGCACGAATTGCACTGGCATCATTGGAAGCAGATCCAGTTAAACGAGTTAACTCAGATCAGATGCACCGAGTCTGCTTAGAAGCTAATCGCTATTTAGATAAATATGACGCGATGGCGAAAGAGGTAAATAAGTTGCTTGGACGCATCGCCCCGCCAGCGCCAGTATTTAACGGCGAATACGGTGACGCATATCAGGGCGCTCGTGAAGACCTGTCCATCTGGAAACGGCGAGCGCTTGAAGCTGATGAGCACGTTCGGCGACTGGAGCAAATCAATGACCACATGGTGAAAGAGGCGCAGGGAGAATCACGCATGGGCGAGCCTGTAATACGTGAGCCAGCACCGGTAGTGCCTGAAGAAGCAACTCCGGAAAACGTAGAAATGCTCTCTGGCTATGTTTCAACGTACAAATTAACCGATAGCGAGCGCGATATTGCTGCCGAAATATGGAACGCCTGCCGCGCCGCCATGCTTCAGTCCGGAAACTTTCGGGAAAACAAGAATTCGTCAACCAATAATTTTCGGGAAATCGCGGAAACGTCAACCAACTATCCGGCAATTCCTAGTGAGGTGTTGTCCGCAATCCTGAAGGTTGCCAGGATTCGTGCCGATTTCGATGATTTTGACGGTGACAGGCGAGGTATCGGTGATTGTCTGGATGAGGCTGAGCAAGAGCTTATCGTTACCATTAACAAATATGCCAGTCAGTTGGCAGCAGAACCTATAGCGCCTAATGACGTTCGAGAGCAGACAGCCATTCCACAAGTTCCGGTAACTCCGGATGGTTGGATAAGCTGTAGTGAGCGAATGCCGGACGACAGGCAGGAGGTGAATCAATGAGCTGGCCTGATGCAATCGTAACTCTGGGGGTGGTATTCGCAGCAGCGTTTGTTGTGTTCTCGATTTGTCGATGGGGATAACCACATGTTCGCTTTGATTCAACGCGGTCAGATATACACGGACAGAGCCGGATACCCCGTGGTGATTACTCGCATCACTGAGCACTCAGTGTTCTTTCGACGGGTGGACGGACGATCCGGGCGGGTACGCATTGGTGAGTTAAACTGCCTGTTCGAACATATTGACCACCAGGAGTACCGCAAAATTCTCGCGGACACTGAGCAGGAAAAGCACCTGAAAAAATTACGAGCCATAAAAAGGAAGTAAAGAATGAATAAAGCATTTGAACGATGGGTCCACCAGCGTTACGGCAATCACTATGACCTGACGCGAGATGTTGATGGCTTCTACTGTCGTGAAGTTGTGAAGCGAATGTTTGAAATGTGGTGCCACTGCCGTGGATGAAAGTTTTATGAGGTTGGCATGCAGACAATCATCTATCAGATAACCCCCAGCAAATGGTGTACGGAGAGAGTCCTTATTGCATCAACAGGGCTAAAGCCCGACACCATCGAGCGGGCCAGAAGAAAGTCATGGATGCAGGGAAAAGAATACCGCCATTACGCTGTAGAAGGTGATCCTGGGCATTACAGTGAATGCCTGTACAACATCGAAGAAATTATGCGATGGATCGAAAACCAGAAACAACCAGGTGCCAAAAATGCAAGTTCCGGTTAACCTGTTAATGCTCCTGGACGTCTGGGAGGTTTAATGAGTAACGTATCATACCCGACAGGCGTTGAAAACCATGGAGGATCACTCCGTATATGGTTTCACTATAATGGCAAACGTGTCAGAGAAAACCTCGGTGTTCCTGACACCGCCAAAAACCGGAAGATCGCAGGTGAACTTCGCACTTCCGTTTGTTTTGCAATCAGAATGGGGAGTTTCGACTACGCTACACAGTTCCCTAATTCCCCTAACCTGAAACACTTTGGTCTGGGAAAAAGAGAGATAACCGTTAAGGCACTTTCGGAAAAATGGTTGGACCTTAAGAAAATTGAGATTTGTGCGAATGCACTTAATCGTTACCAGTCAGTAATTAAAAACATGTTGCCTATGTTGGGTGAGAAAAAACTGGTTTCATCCATAACAAAAGAGGATTTACTTTTCGCAAGGAGAGATTTGTTGACCGGTTACCAAAAGCTTTCTAATGGAAAGATTTCTTCCATAAAAGGGCGCTCAGTGGTCACAGTAAACTACTATATGACAACCATAGCTGGAATGTTTCAATTTGCAACAGATAATGGTTATACCTCAGGAAACCCATTTAACGGTCTGGCCCCCTTAAAAAAGTCCAAGGTAAAACCAGATCCTCTCACCCGTGACGAATTTATTCGTTTTATTGAGGCTTGCCGTCATCAACAAACAAAAAACCTGTGGATTCTCGCTGTATACACGGGTATTCGTCACGGGGAGCTGGTATCGCTGGCATGGGAAGATATAGATCTTAAAGCAAGGACTATAACCATCCGTAGGAATTATACAAAACTTGGCGAATTCACTCCACCAAAAACCGATGCTGGCACCGGAAGGACAATTCATCTGGTTCAACCAGCTATTGATGCTCTTAAAAGTCAGGCGGAAATGACCATGCTTGGAAAGCAACATTCTGTAGAGGTAAAGCAGAGGGAATATGGGAGAAGTACTGTGCATAAATGCACTTTTGTTTTTAGTCCTCAGGTAATAAAACAGCGGCAGTTTTCCGGACCGCACTATAAGGTTGACTCCATCAGGGAGTCATGGACAAGTATCTTAAAACGCGCAGGTCTGAGACACAGAAAATCGTACCAATCCAGGCATACTTATGCATGCTGGTCACTTGCCGCTGGAGCTAATCCTAGTTTTATCGCAAGCCAGATGGGCCACACAAACGCACAAATGGTATTCAATGTTTACGGAGCATGGATGAAAGACAACAATCACGAACAGATAGAACTCCTTAACAAAAGACTATCTGAAAGTGTCCCATGTATGCCCCATAAGAAAGCTGGGTAAAATAAAAACTTGCAAAATCAATTAGTTTACCCTTAATCCCTGTCACGTTACGCGCGTGGCAGAGGCGTTACGGA